CCGGTCGACCGGGCTGACATTCTCCACGAAGTCACGCAGGTCCTCAGGGATCGACCCACCCTGCGGGCGGGCCGCGGCAGTAAACTCCTGCCAAGTCAAAAGAGCCATAGGTTACCTGTTGAGTTTGTTGATCTCCCCTCTGATCTTCCGCGCAGCTGCATAAGCAGCCTTGTCGCCCTGGCTGTAGGCCTGCATAGCCTTGGCATAAGCCTGCTCAAGCTGCTGGCGTCCGATCTCCGGGACATCCGTTGTTGAAGGTTTTGGAGCAAAGGTCGCGGCCTGGAGTTTCTGCGTTTCCGTTGCTCGAGACGGTTGGCCATTTCCAGCGCCGTCAGCCAACAGGCCTCTGACAGTCATGGCAACGTGGAACGGCCCGTTCGGGTCATTCCGCAGGGGCGATTGGGCCCACAGCTGGTTGAACAGCTTTCCGGCCTGGGTGCGTCCGTCTGCCAGGTCCGGAATATCTTCCAGGGCTTCCCCGAAAGACTCTTCCTGCTGGAGTCGGAGCGTGTCGGCCTTTTGCTGCGCCTGCTGCTGCTGCTGTGCATAGCCGTTGAGCTGTTGTAACACAATAGCCGCAATTTCCTCAGCCGATGGCGCGGCCGGGGGCGCGGGGGGCTGACCCTCGCCACCGCCGAAAGCGTCTATAGGCGTACCAGCAGGCGCAAGAGGCGGCTGCTGAACCACTGGCTGACGTGCCTGCCGGCGCAGGTCTTCCAGCTGCTGAGTCACAAAGTTGAGCTGCTGGGACAGAACCGAGTTCTGTTCCTCTGCCTCCCTACGCTTGCGAGTCAGGCTGTTGATCCGGGACTGAAAATCCCGTTTTGGTTTCGGTTGGATGACACCAGCATCGGCGTCCACTTCCGGGGCCACAGCGCCTTCCTTCACAGGCGACGCCGGGACCTCTTCCGGGTCCGATAGGCTGGGTAATTTCACTCCTGTAATGTCCGCTCCCTTTTCAAGAACGGTCTCTTCCGGTATGGGCAATGCGTCTGGAAGTACGTCGTCCGGCATTATTCTTCTTCCCCTTCACCCGATGGTTGCGACTCGTCCATAATGAGGAACGCTTCCTCTTCTTCATTGGACCAATCGAGAGTCGTCTGAGCACTCTCGGGTAGTTGCGAAGTAATCAGACGACGGATTTCGCTAATACAGTGAAGCCAGCCGAGGAAGTACTGCGGGTCATCTCGACGGACACGAAGCATGTCCAGGGCGAACTTCTCTTGATTCCGCAGGAGACCAGTAATGAGCTGGAATCCGCGAGTTTTGAGCGTTTCTACCAAGTAGGCGGATCGAGCTTTAAAGAACGCTTCTTTGTCTTCTTGTTCTACCCGTTCGAGCTCATCCTCGAGGGGCAGGCGGCGGTAGCGCATCATTGGTTACACGATCTCCACGTTGATCGGGGCCGACAGGCCCTCGAGTGTGAACTGAACCTTGATGGACCAGACGCCGGGGCCGAGGGGGCCGATGGCCCGGACCCGGACCTTATAGACCGACCCGACCACCACAGCCGCGCCGTCGATCACACTGCCGATTGGGATCGAGGTCCCGGCCACTGTTTTCACAGCCAGAACATTCCCGCTGGTGTCCGAGAGCTCGACTTCATAGTTGATGGCGCCGCCCACGGCATCCCAGGTAACAACACTGTTGATGTTTGCCATTTCTTCTCCTACGGAGGGTTTGCAGGCTGCTGCCCGGACTGGGCAACAGTCTGGAACATTTGTTGAATCAGTGCGGCCTGTTCCGGCGTACGCACCACGAGCTTGGCCATGTTGCGGTCAAGGGTATTGAAGTACCACTTGATGAGTTCGTGTTTGTTCACCAGCCCCGATGTGTCGTTCAGGAACGCCCCCAGAGCCTCTCGGGCGCGGGCCATGGCCAGCTGTCGGGACGTATTCGCCGGGGTGCCCGCCGGGACGATGTCATAGTCGTGGGCAATCTCGTGCTTCTTCATGAGCCGGGGCATGTCTTCGCCGATCACTCGGAAGTACTCCTCGTCCGGGCCGAAATCAAGCAGGAGGTGCCACAGCTGTTTGTGGACCTTTTTCATGTTGGCCTGGAGCAGCCTCGCGTCCTGGCCGAATATGGACTGGGTCTGCTGCATGATCGCGTCGACCTCGGTGGCGGTCCGGCGCTCGGCCGTGCCTTCCGCCAGGACACCCGGGTCGAAGACCCCGATGTACTCCTCCGCGTCTCGGGACGTGATGTTTTCTTCGTTGATCGAGGCCAAGAGATTGGACGTGTCGAATGTGAGCGGGGCGATATCGCCGGGTTGTGAAACTGGGATGATCGAGCCCGGCATGTACTTGATGTTCCGCTTCATCTCGTTGCCCGTCACGCGCATCGCCATCATCGGTGAGAGCATGATCTGACCGGCGTCGAGCCGAGCATTATGGAGCTTGTTCTTTGTCGCCTGGTGGACCGAAAGGTGCTCTGCAATTCCGCGGGAACCATAGGGGCGGTTCGATCGGTGCTCGAACTCGTGGCGTACCACCGGCCACTCGGAAAACGAGAACGGCAACGCATACAGAGCCAGAATAGTCCCCCCGAACGGTCCTGTATCGGAGCCCTCTCTCGGCTCGGTGCGGAGATCGGGATGGTACCAGAGCCGGCACCGTTCCTTGATACCGTCCCCGTTGATATCGATCTTACAGTACACTTCGAGAAAGTCGTCCTGGTTCGGCTCCTCGACCCGACCGTTATCGATTCCGTCCGATCGGTCCAGGACCGTGGTGATATTGAGCCGATTCCCAACGCTCAGGCCCTCGAAGTTGTTGTTCCGTTCCGGGTCGCTCATGGCCCGGGACTTCATCTTCTCTACCACGCCGGCGACCGCTTGTGGGATGAAGTGCCCGTCGACGGCCATTTTCATCAGGTCATCGGCGCTGAACCGGTGACGGAAGGCAATGTACTCGGCGTCGTCCACTTTCTGATTCCGGGGCGGCTCGATCGCGTCCAGGGGGCTGACAGCAACCCAGGACAGCTTGTCGTGCCGCACGATCCGGTAGTAGATCTTGACTTTCTCGGCCCCGGCCAGGATCTTCTCGGTGACTTGGACGATCTGGTCGTACTCTAAAGGGTTGTCTTGTCGAAGGTTATATTCGTCCTGGAGCGTGTCCATGACGAATTGTTCGGGGGTTGTCGGTGCCGGGCTCTGGTCCAACGCGTTCGCGGGCGCCTGTCCCGCGTCAATGGCCTGCTGGGCTTCAGTGCGGGCCTGCTCAACCCGGGCGTTAAACTGCTCCACCGCGGCCTCGACACCTTGCGGGAACAGGGACCGAGCGAAAATGATCCGGCATTGGCGCTCGGTCTGATAGTTCCAGCCCTGGATCGTATAGCCCTTGCCGTGCTGGGCCACGTACTCGAGGAGCTCCATAACGGTGTCCTCGACGTTCTCGATCGAATTGAACTTGTAGTGATAGTACGCCTCGACGTCGTCCTTGGCCCGGACCCCCGCGGTGTTGAGTGGGAAAAAGTGGGCCACCGGATCGGACTGGGTAATGAGCGCGGCCATGGACGGTTTCCACCGGCGGATCACTTTATCGACCAGGGGCCAGTTGTGGTTGTTGGCCCCTGGCCAGGGGAACACTTTCTTGCGCCGGATCCCGAGTCTTTGACGGAACAGCTTCTCCTGCTTATGCATCCAGGTGTGTCGGGCCGAGGCGGCCTGCTTGATGCGCCGGTCCAGGTCCTTGACCTGGATCAAAATGGACTCACCGCCCATGTTCCCGAGCGTGCTCAAATCGAGCGGATTCTGTCTTGAAAGACTCATTTTTTACCGTTCAGTAACTGCTTGTAGGCCGGCATCTCCGACTCAAATTTCACCAGCTGGGGGTCCTCCACCAGCGCCATGGTCGCGGCGTCTATTTTTCCTGCTTCTTTGTAGGCTGCCCAGACTCGGGCCCGCTCGGCGGCGTCGAGGTATCCGACGTCGAGGAGCCGGCTATTTGTGACCACGCGCACGGAGGCAGGGTCGTCATGGATTCCCACTGGGCAGTGTATGATCCGACTTTCGGTGTCCGGGAAGGACGTACCAGGGCGGTCCTTAAAAAAGACAGGCGAGACATGCGGTGGGATCCTTTCGTTTGTGTGTTCCAAGTCGTCCCAAAAGAACGCCTTCTTCATGTCGATGATGTCGGCGCCCATGGTCATGTACTGCTTCACTTCGTCCGGGTCCTCCAGGAGGTGGTCGTCGTCCCAGAAGCCAATGTACTTGGGATTGTACTTACGGATCTGTTCGAGCTGCCACTGGCGCATGACCATAAAGTGCTCGCCGTTCTCGTCGACGACGGGAAACGGAGCCCTTTGACTAACAGCGCCCTCAGTACCATCCAAGATCGAGGCGATGTCCAACTCGCACCGGTCCTCTGTCAGCTGAATAATGCTATTGGGCCAGGCCTCACTGATCTGTTCCACGATCAGCCGGAGCGGCCACGGGCGCTTGTGGACCAGGATCATCACGCCGAGGTCAACGTTCTGCATAAATCATCCCCAGCTTCGTGTCGATCTCGGTCAGCTTCCAGTCTCCCAAGTGGTTTAGTACTGCCCGGCGCACGTCTATGAACTGACCCGGGTCGAACTCCTGGCCTTGGACGGCCTTGCCGCAGTCGTGGAACAACATGATATCGATCCGGGTCTCGTCCCGGATCTGTTTGATGTCCTTCGCGGCCCCCTCGTAGCTATGGTCACCGTCAATGAAGGCCCAGTTGCACTTCCAGTGCCCGATCGGCATGTCCTCGGCCTTGGCCGAAAGGGCCCAGATCTCAGGCCATTCCGGGTGGTCTTTCCAACGCTGGAGACAGTCAATTGTGTAGACCGTGCTGGCCAAGGTGGCGCCGTCGATGTCGTTTCCGCGCCGGAGCCCTTCGGCAATATACCGTGTGGAGACGGCCTGATCAGTGCCGATCTCTACAGCCGAGCCCTGCATGAAAGCCAGATTGGCCAGGACCTTGCCCTCGTCGTGAAACACCGAACCGTGCCCTTCAGGCTGGTGGAACTGAGGGGGTCCCGTAAAGTGATGGTCCTGTGGCTCGAACGAGCACCCAAAAGATTTTATGAACTCGTCAACTGAAACCTTCCTCACGGCTTCCGTTCCCAGCGGGTACCCCGCCAAATGCCGGTGCCTTCCCGACGGATTCCTCCGCACAGGTGACAGGGGCTGGCCGGATGGTAGGACCAATAATAACCAGTAGCGCCGCAGTCTTGGCAAACCGTTACATTGGTCCAGCCAAGACAAGCACCGTCCCCACGAGCCCAAGCCGACGGTTTGAATTGGCCAGGTTCCGGCGGTGGGCCGTAGAGCCTCCGCCACAATTTAGAAAGTAGCTTCATACGCGGCGATCCTACTGTCTACCTTTTCAAGGATATCCCCGAGGTTAAAACCGGCTGGACGAGCCCATACCGGATCGTTATAGTGTCGTGACCAGAAGAGGTGCTCCCCTTTGTCACCGACCACCGTACCGTAGCTATCAGGCCAAGGGTCCCGATTAGCCAAGAGCGTCGCCCCTTCGAGGAGATTTGCTGGGTCATTGCACGGGCCACCGGCAGCGAGATTGACTGGGAGGCGATCACGATGTATCGCTTCGAGGTCGAACCCGAGCCACCAGGCGCCGGGGTAGCCGTGGGCGGTTTGTTTTCCGTCTGGGGTTCTTGTGACATACTCTGCGGCCTCGATCGGGGCCCGCGGCGGGTCGAGCCCGCCGGGGCCGGGTAGAAAGTCGTGTTCCGTGATAACGTGGTACCGGCCCGGGAGTTCTTGGATCCCTTCCCAGATCAGAGCCAGGCAGTGTTGATGTTGTAACTGGGCGCCAGGATTTTCCCACCAGACCAGCCCCATGCGGTCCCGGTGTTGGTACGCGAGCTTGTTCCAGATGGCCCTGAGCCTATCGTGACGCGGGCCCTCAAAGCACTTGATTAGATGGAACGTGATCATTCCGGGAACCCTGTGGTACTGTCCAGGAGATTGATCTTGTCGTCTACGATCAGATACTCGTCCGCCAAGGGTTTGGCGATTGCTCCGTGGATCCGGACAAATGACGTGAGCTGGGCGACCCGGCACTTGTTAGCCCCGCACGAGAACAGATAGATATCGTAACCGTCCTCCGCGAGCTTGAGAATGCCTTCCTTGGCATTGGGCAGCATCTCATCGGAGCCGTTTGGGAACACGACCCCATCCAGATCAAGGAGTGCAACTTTGCGCGGCGAGCTCATCGCCCCCGTTTCGGCTTCCACCCGGTCTCCCGCAACGTGCCATAAATGTACCGACGCGCCCTCTCCGAAGTAGTGGAACCGAACTTCTTTTTTGCTTTTTGTTTCAGTTCGCGTTCCAATTTCTTAGGCATCGTCGTCGCCTCCAAATAATGGATCCAGAATCAACATTACTTCAACTTTTTCTGGATCTTACGCACCAGAACGTACCCGCCCGCCAACAGACCGAGCGCCCCGGCCACAATGGCGCCCCAGGGACCGAAACCCTCAGCGGTATCGATCACAGTATTGATAGGCGCGTCCGGGGCCACCACGCCAGTTGTGGGATCGTACCCAACCACCCCGTCAATGGTCCCGCACCCGTACAGGAACGTAACCATAAACACAAAAATCGCTGCGTAGAGCTTCTTCATTTTCCTTTTCTCCGTCGGGCCTTTGTTGCCGCCCGGTTTGCGGCACCTGTTACGTCACCGTGCCGGCGGCGCATCTCTTTATCAAGGGCCCTTTGAAGGGCACTGTCTTTGTACTCTGAACCGAGCTGTTTTTTAATTCCCTCTACGGTGTACTTGTTGTCACGCCCAAATCCTTGTGGTCTGCGTTTCTTACCCATAATCACTCCATAGATCGTCAGCTGTGTTTTCCTTTTCCAAATCTTCGGGCGTCCAGCGTTGGAGCGCCTTTACCTCGGCGGCGGTTAGCGGCGGTGGACACAGGACAGTGTACGCGACAGTGTCCATGGGGTCCTTGAATTCTTCACTGACCTTCTTGAACAGGCCCTTGACGGGGTTGTCCACGTCGAGGTACCCGTAGTGGCGAAAGGCCTTGTCTAAGTTCGTCAGGCTCCGGAACACCATGATCTGGGGCTGGTTCGACGGCCCGATCTCGAACCGTTTGTCCCACCGGAGCATCTTGGAAATTACTTGGTGTCGGTACTCGAGGTTCCCGGTGTTCGGGACGTGTGCGTCGAAGTCGAGCCCGACGTCGGCCATTTGGTCGACCCAGCACGTTTCTTTGTACCCGTGCCGTTGATGCTCTGCTTTACCAAATCGTGGATCGCAGATGCGACGGCTTGCTGGAAAACGGCCCTCGGCATTTCTAATGATTGTTGCGTACTCGACAGGTGTAAGACCACCCGACCGCGCTTTGAAGAAATCGTAATTGGGCCACTCTCGGTAAAAATAGTAAGTTTGTGTGTTGGGATCATATGCCCACCAGAGCATGAACGCCGGCCGCTTGTGGTGCGGGTCAACCGTCAAGCCACGGACCCAGTCCCTGGGGATGGCAAAGTCGTCGACCAGGTGCACATCGGGATCGTACTCTTCATAGACCCGGTCGCCCATTACCTCGAACTCGCCCCGGAGCCGGGCGGCCTTCTCCCGTTCCGGCCACTCGCCGGCCTCCTCGAACGCCTTCCGCTTGTCGGCGGTCATGGCCGGGTTGTCCCGCTGCACCACCTGGACGATGTACACGTCGTCGGGCGGCTCCCGGTAGAATGGCATCATCCAGGCGGACCGGGCCCCGAGCGGCGTTAGGGTGAACCACATCGGCCCCAGGTTCGCTGCGAGCCGGGCCTGCATGGCGTTGTAGATCTTTTGCCGGACTGGTTCGTCGCACCACCACCAGTCCGCCACAAACCCCTCAAACTGGAAATCGTCCTGCTCCTCGGAACTGAAAATTACCCGGCTCCCGTTCGGGAGCGTGAACTTCTCCGGGATCCCACCCTGGCCCCGGACTACGTGGAGTCCGGACTTTCGGCGTCGCAAAGCCTGAGGTAGAATCCCTTCAAGGAACGGCCACAGGTTCTCACCAATTCCCCTTCCACGAGAAAGTCCGGTGGTAATGACTCCAAGATTCGGGACTTTGATGGGGATCCCGTCCGGACGTCGGATCCAGAAGGCTGGATCGATGTGATCTCGAGGAGGAAGGTCACCATCCGGGGTGAGTCGGAGATCTGGAATTTCCCAGAAACGGTACCCGTAACTATGTCCGAGCGCTTCGTGACCCCCGGCAGTAGTCTTGCCACTCTGGTTAGCACCGAAGAAAAACCGGCGACGATACGTTTTACCAGCTTCATGAAACTGTGTCTGTTTCCTGTGGTTCTTGATCAGGTTCCGGTAGTACAGTAGGGGCGCCGCTTTGATCCTCCGGTCCAGGATCATCTGCGCCTTGTACGTCTGTTCCAGCCTCTGTCTGGTCGATAATTCTAAACTCGGCGGGGAGTCGGGCTGCGTTTTCACGAATAATCCGGCGTAGGTCCTCGTCAGAGCAGGTGTCCAGCTTCACCCCTCCGGAGTATGAGTGCTTGTGTTCAACGACGCGACTGAGCTGGCCCATGCGTTCGTAGAACAGTTTGATCGCCGGCACGTCACCGCGCATGGCGGCCTGGAACAGGGCGGCATCGACCAGCCCGGCCCGGTGCCGGAAAATTTGATGAATCTGGCGACTGACCCAGGCCATGGCCAGTGGATCAGCTATCGTGTCCCGGACCTCCGGCTCTGTCATCCCGGAGTAATCGGCGATCGCTACGAGCGTCGTACTCCCGGCAAGGAGGGCCTCCCCCATCCGGAGCACCGGTTCCGTAGGTACGAACCGGGCGAGCTCCTGATCGTCCACATTGAGGGCGGCTTCCCAGGCCTTCGCTACTGCGGGCGAGAGCGCCGTGCGACGCTGGGGCTCGTTCTTTTTCTTTTGGCGGGTCCCGACCCGCTTCTTCGCCATTTAACTTCCCAGACCTTGCCTTTACAGAGACCGAGGTTCATTCCGCGGTTGAGCTCAGGTAGGAGCCATAAAATCAGGATCCCCTCTACTCGAAGCCTTGACACCAGCTCGTTGATGTGGTATACTATAGCATGAGTAAATGGTTTCTCCTGGTGCTGGATCAGTCGCTGATTCACATTGTACGTTTGTCCGACGTAAAGCAACTTGTCCTTCTGATACAGCAGGTAAACGCCGGCGATGTTGTCAACCACAGCGCCCCTCTGGTACTCTGACCGTGCCGTCTGGCCGAGGGTGGCATTGACCATGTCTGTAACAGTCATCTCACCCTTATGGAGTTTTGACGGAAGTAATGAAACTGGAACGTGTTATAGAGCTTGCAGGTAAGTGGGGGTATGACGAGGAGTTAGGTCAGATATGGCTGGAGCGGGAAATGATCCTGAAAAAGGTGAACCGGGTCCCGCCACCGTGCCGGGAACGACGGCTCCGGTCTGTACTTAGGACAATCCAGGCCCGGATGCACCGGAAGGACCGGCCGCCCCAGGAGCGGACCGCGGGCCTGGCCGACTTCAGCCCAGACAAGATCCGGAGGAAATGGTGAACATACTCCTGCTCACATCCCCCTCACGGCCCCGTACTTCGCCGCTGTGCGACTTTTTGGCCGTCCAGGGCTCGTTGAAGGTCGAAACCCGCAAACCCCGCCTGTGGGCTCCTGAGGCTCCTCAGTGGGATCTGATAATTAGCGACGGGTACCGGTGGATCATACCCCCCGACATGCTCGGGGCGGTCCGGCGCCCCCCGATCAACATCCACCTCGGGAACCCCCAGAACCGGGGCGTCTTCCCGAACTTCTTCTGTTGGCTAGAGGACCGGGCCCCGGGCTTCATGATCCACGAAATGACCAACACGATCGACAACGGGCGCCTGTACGCGGCCGGTTGGCACCAGTACAAACCCAAGGTCCTGGAAGACGAGACCTTACGAACCACCTGGAAAGATTTGTGGGAGTACGCCTTTATGCGGTTCCGAAAGTCTTGGGTCCACATTGAACGGGGCGTCCCGTTAAGTAACAGGATCCTAGCGGTCCATGACAAACCCCACACTATGAAAGAATTCAGGCGTTGGTTTTCTCAGTGCTCGAAAGGCTGGGACACGCCTGTGGAGGAAGTGAGATGTCTGAAGATATGAACGAGATCCTGAAACAGGCCGCGGCCCAGAACGACGACACTGGCCGCGCCGCTCGGTGGTGGCAGGAACAGATCCGGCAAAGCACCAAAATCACCGAAGACGGTGTCGTATGCCACCACACCACCATGGCCGTGACCGCGGGCCAGTCGCACCCGTTTGTGTGCCTGGCCTGCGGCGCCAAGTTCAAAAAGGACCCCCACGATGGCTACCACCTACGAACCCCATGACTTCACCAACTGGTGCTGGCGCCTCCGGAAGGACTACCCCGGGGCCCGAGTGGAGATCTACACGGTCCCGGGGTGGGCCCCGCGACTGAAAAAACTCCTGATCGACACGTACGGGCTGCGGGGCGTGATCCAGCACAGCCTGAGCTCACTCCGGATCAAGGGCCCGATCAACGTCGAGAAGGCGGTCCTGCTCTTTTCAGACGACGAGAAGTTGCGGGCCCTGGCCGGCGAGTACCGGCTCGCGTGTCGGTCGCTGCGTGACATGGGGCACCAGCAGGACCTGGTGCGCCGCCTGATCAAGGAGGACGAAGCGCGGTGGCCCGTATGAGTATTGGCGCCTGGGTCGATGAAGTGTATCAACGAATAGATCAGCTGAACCGCCGCCAGTACAAGCGCCGATGGATGGCGGCCCACCGCCGGTTCATCGCGGAACTGAAACTAAGCTGCGGCTGCTGCTTCTGTCGGTACCGGTGCTGCGCCGCGGCCCTCGAGTTCCACCATGTACAGGGCAGAGACAGGTCAGAGCAGTTTAGTAACATGGGCATGGACCGGCTCAGGGACGAGGTGAGTAAGTGCCTGGTCGTTTGCGCGAACTGTCATAGAGAGTTACATGACTCGGAAAGGAAAAGACCAGGACAGAGCAAGAGAAGAAATATGCCTTAGAGCAGATTCTGGCACAGATCAATGTCGGTATGGATCGGCTCAATACGTACAATGACCAGCTGAGCCGAATGCTGACAATCGTTGAAAGGATGGTCAACCAACAGGACCAGCTCCTGAAACTCCTTGCGGTCCGAGGAAAGTGATTGGGGCCCACAAAGGACCCAGTAGTGACTTATTTACATAACCACATACTAAGTACATATATGCGCGGAAACCCCCCGGGCCCCACCCCCACCCCGGCACTGCTGTGTGCACAGCGCCAGGTGCAGGCCAGGACAGGACTTAGGCAGTAGGAACAGGGCGCTGGGCCGGAGGCCTGTATGATTTCCATACACTGGTGAATCTGTCAAATTCTGGTACATACAGGCTCTGTATCTGTACAAGCACTGCACCAGCCTTGCACCAGCCCTGCACCAGCCCTACACCAGCCCTGCACCAGCACCAGCACCATACCACACCGGGACCAACCTACCACACCACACTACAGTATCTGGCCCTGTTACGGAACAGATTTAATTCTTGGCCTAATTCTTGCATTCTATTAAATAAATTTTAATTTGTTGGGCGCCGCCCTAAATCCTTTTCTTTTTTGTTCTTAAAAAATTTTTTGACAAAACCTTGCTTTCATGGTAAATTTGCTTGACTCGAAAAAACAAAAAACGAAAGGAGCAAACTATGAAGCATACCATGGCTGCCTGTCTCGTGTACTGGGCCCTGCGCCAGGACGGCCTGTCGCACCGCATGGCTATCATGGCTGCGCGGCGTGTGTTCTATGGCTATGACTCAATATGGGAGGTACTATGAAGCTACTAAGTGAATCCAGCGCGAAGATCGCCAAGACCAACAAGGGCACAGGCTACCTTACTGCGGTACTGTTCCTGGCGCCGCACAAGGAGTCAGGGTGCATGAATACCTGTCCGTATGCGGATGGGTGTGAGGCAACATGCCTGAATACGTCCGGGCGCCTCAAGTTCGACAGTGCCAGGGCCGCAAGGGTGCGTCGTACGGAATGGTTCAAGAACGACAGGGCCGGGTTCGTTGCCCAGCTGCACAAGGATATCACGGTCCTGGAACGCAAGGGAAAGCGACTGGGCAAACCCGTTGCGGTACGCCTGAACGGCCTGTCGGATCTGAGGTGGGAACGTATCGCTCCGGATCTGTTCACCGAACACCCTGACGTACAGTTTTACGATTACACCAAAGGGTTAGTGAGATACCAAGAATGGCGCAGAACTTCTGTTTTCCCAAAGAACTATCATTTGACCTTTTCTGCCAGTCCAAGTAGTTCAAGGCATTTGAGCGCTATACTACGGTGGGGAGGAACCGTCGCCATGGTATTCCACGACGTACCACCCGGACTCGAAATGGAACACGGACATGTGCCCGTGATCGACGGAGACACCCATGACGCCCGCTGGCTGGATCCCAAGGGCGTGATCGTGGGCCTGAAGGCAAAGGGCGCCGCGGTCAAGAGTTCGGTACAATTTGTGAGGTAACTATGAGCGACCACATGTTGATACCGATCAGGAAAGAACTGGTTGCCCGCATGAAAGATTGGGCAGCTTACCGCAGTTCACTTTGTCGCCGTGAGGAGGATTTGTCCAAACCAAGAGTGCCTCCAAGAGACTGGGAAAACTCGGACGAGGAAGGTACCGATCTTCTCTGGGAAGTTTTAGAGATCCTGAAAGCGCACACGTAGTGGGCTTGGGGGCGTAACAGATTTATACGCAAGTCCGTATCGTTAACCATTATACGCAAAGGAGTATAGCAATGGACGATCATGTTGCACTCGACCTGATTCAAGACGTCATTAACGACCAGGACCAGGAAGTCCTTGACGCCCTGGAACGGATCCGCGACCTTGTGAAGGACACGGGCCGCGACGTAGTCAGACCGGACATGAAAGCCTACGAGGAGGCGTAACCGGAACGTGGGCGGGGCTTTGGATATTTCTGGACAATTTTACGGTTATGTGTTACACTGGTAGTGAAAGGAGCAAAAACATGCTTTATGTCGTATCCCACCAGAACCGTCTCGTTCGGAACTCACTGGGCCTCCTCGAAGCTGAGGAAAAACTTGCCCACAAGAACTACACCGCTTGCTGCCCCGAGGACATAGCTAAGAAGCTCGAGGGGCGCGGCTATGGGGTTTCCCGGCAGATCAGGGGCCGCCAGGCCTTCCTGGAGGCGCGGCTCCCTGGGGGCAACCTCGGGGACTACAGGGCAACCGCCAAGATTGCCTTTGATCACGCGGGTAAGCGCTCGGTCCGGATCGCACCGGGCGCCTTGAGGATGGCATGCTACAACCAGTTCACGAGTGCGAACCAGATCCGGCTCCACCACTGCGGGGCGGACATCAAGCGGTTCAATGAGAGGCCCTGGGAGTTCCTGGAGGATCTGCTGGCCCCGGCCGTGGAAATGGCGAACCGTATCGAGGCCCTCCGGCCCGTCATAAGTAACAACCTGGGCCGCCGCTGGATCCACTGCCTGCTCGGCGGGTACCCGAAGCTCTTGGGTAAGGTCCTGCCCCGGTTCTCCCGGTACTCCCTCGAGAACAGGTGGATCCCCGGCCCCTGGGCGGTGCTACAGGCCTTCACCGACACCCACTCGCCCACGCTCGAGCGGGCCGTGGGGGAGCTCGTGACGGACCACTACCAGGAGCTGGCCGCCGGAATTGTCCCCGAATACCAGCTGAACTAAGCCCGGGGAGCGTGGGTTGGGGGCCCGGCCCCGGGAGCTATGGACCTATGGAGGTTCGAATCCTCCCACGGTCTCTTAACCAGGTAAAAATTACACGGTGTCAAGATTTGGTATACTACCCATATTGGTAGGTTTTGAGTGACTGACCACGGAAACAAACGACTTATGGTGCGGCGGGGAGTAGGATACTCTCCCCCCTTCCCCCGTTTAATTAAAGACAGGGAATATATAATATAGGAAAATCCCCGCCGCACTGTAAATCGTTATTTTTCGATTGACCACCAGTCTAAAATGTTGTATACTCTTACTGGAGGTGACTTATGAAAAACGGGTACAAAATCGAACCGGGGGCCAACCTGAGCGGAGCCGACCTGCGCGGAGCCGACCTGCGCGGAGCCAACCTGAGCGGAGCCGACCTGCGCGGAGCCAACCTGAGCGGAGCCGACCTGCGCG